GCACACTTCATCAGCGTGCACTCTGAGGGTGGCGTGCCCATTTTGAAGTACGATTGGGCTATTAGAGATGCCCATGCTGGCTTCGTGCTGTTGAATCTGGTCAATTGTCGGGAAGGAGGGCAGTGGACAATTGAGACCGAAAGCTGCTCGATAGCAGTGATGGTAGCAGAAGCCGTCGTCATCGGGGTCGATATCGAGCCAGACATCTCTGCTTGGTCCATTCAGGATGGATGCAGTCCCGTGTTCTTTAATGAGAGCGGTGAAGTCCAGGGTGGGTTCATCGACGCTATCGACTAGTTGAAGAAGGAGAAAGTGGCGGCGTGAAATGCCGGTTAGGGCCTTCATGTTGTCATATCCATAAATGTCATTTGCGGACTGAATCGAAGAAAGGGAACCAGCCAATGTGCCCTTGAATCTTTGCCACAGCGTGCTACCACCGCTTTGGATCTCTTTAGTAAGGTAGCTAAGGGCTTTTGTCGAGTGCCATCTACGTACCATGCATGAGATGAGAAGGGCCATGGTAAGCGTGTTTTGGGCGGAAGGGGCCAATTGATAGCCTCTTTGTACGACATGACCTGAGACTGTTATCTCATAGCACAATGCGTTCAAGTAGGAGTGAAAGGATTGACGATTCACATGTTTGTCATCGCGGGCGTCGCCAAAAGCGACCGCTTTATTCCAAATGGATGTCGGGACCCACACAGCCTTCAAGCCGCGCAGTTTTTGGAGGAAGACCGCGGGTGGCATGTGGCCTTGGTAGAGTTGGTCTCCCCAGCGCTTAACGAAGGGGAGGGCGGACGCTAGATCTATGACGCGCGTCATACCGAAGCCGCCAGGTTGCAATCGTGTGGATATGGTGTCACGCCTGGTTACACGGGTGACCTGGTATACCTGCATGATGTCGTAACTGCGCACGACCTCAAAAATGAGAGAGAAGTCGCGGCCATTATAAACAGGTTTGGTGATCCAGTCGACTAGGTTGGTATAACTATGAGTGTACCCAAAAGATAAGTCGTTAAGGTACATTGTGGCGGTGTCGGCTTTATGATAGAACTTGAACGAGATTTGCATGTCCACATTTGTGAAATCTGCGCCGAGTATGATCCTTGGAGGCACCATCATGGTGAAGCGACCGCTGGTGGCGCCGGTTGCTTCGAAAATAGCATAGAGCTGTTCATGATTGATGTCATGCACCATGTTTGCAAAAAGAGTGGTGCAGGGTTCGTCGAGGTGTTCAGCACCTAAACCTCGTAAAATAGCCTGCGCATTGTCGCGAGCAGGCGATTCTGAATGGGATGCCTGAACAAAGCGGGCTTGGGTGCGGCCGTCGAAGAGGCTGGCCCAGCTACAGTTTGGTAGGTTCTTTGGGCTGGGGCCTATCTCTACGACGCCTTTGCGGTCTCGCCAGTGGGCGAACTCTGTTTGTTCAGCAAGTTGGGAGAGCGCGTGGGGAACCTTGTGAGTGTTGATTGGAAGATTTGGACGATCAACCTCACTAAAATCCTCTGAATCCGGGTTCTGAGAGGATAAATACGCTCGATGGTCGGCTCCGCCGCGTTCCATCACGTAATAGCCGGTGCGCTTAGTAAACCAGCTAATGAAATGGTAGTCGACTTTGAAGTCAACTATAATGGGTTGGCTGTACAGGTCAGCCAAAGTGTTGTCAACTGTACGTTTGACGTATGCGCTCACGGTGTCATTAGCGCATATAGGGTATGATTGGACCTCAAGGGGTCCGGCCATTGCGGCCATGGTCGGTGAATAGACCAACAGTTAGTGAAAAAGTAAACGTGTTGAAGATAATCGCCGGGTGAGTGGGCAGATAATTCTAAGGATATACCTTAAAATCACCTGCGGGGGTTTCCG